GCGGCGTAATCTCTGGTTCAAGTTTACTACTCGCTCGGTCGTAAGCCATAAGTAAGGCAATCGCCAAGTCGATTTTCAGCTTGGGGTTTCTGTAATCCTTAGTGATTCGAGCACCGCGATTCGAGTCAATCTTCAGGATGCAGTTGTCCATGTGCCGTGATAGCGCAGGGTCGCCATTGTGAACTACCTTGCCGTTCATGATGGCTTCGTAAAGCTTGGCCGTCGCTGGGACGGTTCGGCTAATTGTGTTTGGGTATTCCAGTACGGTCATGCCGGCTTCCGACCATTGGAACATCTCGTCTTGCCAGTAGGTTGGGTCGCAAACAATCTCTCGGCAATTAGGGTTAGCCAAAAAGTATTCGATGACCGCTTTTGATACTTCGCCCTTGTCCACGATCCACGAATCGTCGTCAATAGCGAAATCCTTTTCCCAGTGAGCCACGCGGAACGCTCTAAACACGTCGCCTTCCTCGCGAGGCATGATGACCGCAATTAACGCGGTCGAGTCGTTCTTCCACGAGCCGTCAAAGCCGAGGACGTATTCGTCGGTTGGTAGCAGCTCGAAAGTCTGTTCTAGGTCTTGCCAGACTCCAGCCGGTAGCCAGGCTGACTTAGTATTCACCCATTGGTTTACGCGCTTGATTCTGAACTCGGCTTCTGGAGTTGTACGAACGGCAGAAACGAAATCGGCAGCAGCGCAGATGTCGTCATAACCTGGATTGGCTAGCTTCCAAGTTTCCTCGTCGCGGTGGTCGGCGTTCTCCGGTGCTTCCCACCATGCCATGAAGAAGGTTGAATCTTCGACTTCTTTCGCGGCTAGACGCTTGCCGTAATTGTACAAATTGAACGCGATTGAGTCGTTGCCGGTCTGATCGCTTCGGGTTCCAGCGGTAGTGATGCCGACCATGTGCGCTTTGTTGCCACGCGCTCCCATAGCCAGGCTCATTACGTCCCAGAGTTCGCGTGTTTGCATTGCGTGAATCTCGTCTGCGAATACGGCGGTCGGGCTTAGACCTTCTTTTGAGTAGGACTCAGCGGAGAGAACTCGGTAGACCGAACCGCTTTCCGGTATCTCGATTGCGTCGCGGTAGAGCTTTGCCTTGCTAGATAGTTCCTCATGCGCGTCAATGATTCTCTTTGCATCCGCGAAAACAATTCGAGCCTGCTCTTTTTCGGCAGCGATTGAGTACACCTCAGCGCCTCGACCTCCGAGTACGAATAGGTCTGCGAGTGCAAGCGTGCTCGCGATGGCCGACTTCCCGTTCTTGCGCGGGAGTCCTACGAACGAAATGCGGTGACGGAATCCGCCTTGTCCATCGTCTGCGTAGATCCTGCGAACCATCTCGCGCTGCCAGTCACGCAATACGAGCGGAGCACCGGCTGGGCCTGCTACTGAGTCCTTAGTAATCACGCCGAACATCTCGACAAACATCAGCGCGGTTTCTGCACGCTGGCTGTTTAGTGATTCTTCCGGTACATCGGTGAGCCAGCGCGGAGGCCATCTATTCATTCATCATCTTTCGCAACTGCTCAATCTTGCTTTCGGTTTTCGCCAAAGTGAAACCGAGGCGTGAACGGTCTGCTGGCGTGAAGCCTAAGCGACCGAGGTTAGATGCGATGGACTTTTCCAATTCGTTTAGGTTCATGTTCAGCGGTCGGTCGTTCGGGTTGTCCGGCACTAGCGCCATGAGCGCGTCGCGTCGATCTAGTTGCTCGCAAGTCATCTGCAATAGGTGAACGTCAATCGTCGGGCTTACCCATAGCTCGCCGTGATCAAATACCGAGTCCCATAACTGCTTGCCTGAAAAGTCAAGCGGCCTCAATGGTTCGCGTCGGCCTGCGCCTAACTGCATAAGCTCACCGCCTTGCGGCAATGGCCTGCGTCCAGGGTTGCCGGTTAGCTTCTTTTGCTCGACTGGTTTTGCTGGTCGTCCTGCTGGCATTGTATCCCCTTTACTGGTGCGGTTTCTAGCCTAGCCCTCAAAGCAAAAATTTCGCTACTCTGTAAGAAAAGGTGGCGCTGGGGGTTTAGCTCCGAGGGCCTTCGATGTTTGACCCCACCCCGTAGTTATGCCCTAGTGGGTAGGTGCGCGGCGATTTCCTCGGCTGCGGTTGCAGAGACGGTGAGTTGGTAGTAGTTGGCTGTCTGGATTACCCGCCTCTACGTGGTCGATGTCTATGTCTTGCGCCAGCTCTATTGGTTTCTTGCAGAGATAACATACGAATCCGTATTGGCGTACGTACTTGACTATCTCCCTACGCTTCTTTTGATAATCAGTGCCGTAAAGGATTTTCTTTTTTGCTTTCCGTTCGGGATCGGAGTCACGTTGTAGGTTGCGAGCCTGCGCCAGCTCCCTAGCGTGTACCGCGCAGTACGTCCCGCCTGGCTCGGTAGTCCCCCCGCATTTTAAACACGGCCGAGAAAACTTAGGCAACGACTACTCCCCTAAATGCTTCACCTACTACGTCCCAGCTAATCGACTTGGCATAAGCAAGGTTCTTTTCTGATTCCTTCCGCCAGTCAAGTTGCGTAAGCTTTGGGTCGTTGAGCTTGCGTAGTGCGTGCAATAACTGGACTTCAGTGTCGGCAACGATGGCAGTCGGGTAACCGCGAGCGCCGACCTTCGTTGCGATGACCGGTAAGCCGTAAGCCATAGCCCTTGCGTTCTTGAGTGAGGTTCCGCTGCCTTGCTTTGTCAGGTTCACGAATGCGTAAGCGTTGCGGAAGTATTCGTCCTTCTGTTCCTCCGTGATTGCACCTACTAGCTCGACATTCTCTGCATCGGTCTTGACTAGCTGAGTGCATGGCCCGAGTATCTGGATTGTGTAGCCATCGAGTACGGGTGCAAGGTTTACTAAGTCTTGTGCTGCCTTCACGTTAGGGCCATAGAGTGAGCCGATAAAGATTAGGTTTTTTGTCTTTCCTTCGGCCGGCTTGCTTGGGATGTCCGTGCCGTTAGGTATGTAGTGCATTGCCGTCTCTACCTGGTATCGCTTTTTGAGTAGCAAGGCATCGACCTCGGAGCAGACTGTTATGGCTTTTGCTTTAGTGACAACCTGAGTCTCTAGTTCCTCTACCAATTGAGCGTCGTAACTGTTAGGCCAACGTGTTTGCGTAAGGTAGCCTTCGGCATTGTGAGCGTCATAGATGAAGGGCACGTCACCTACGAATGGATAGAGCCAAGGATGCTCAAGAATGATTAGGTCTGGTTCTTCCTCCGCGATTGCGTCCTTTAGCGTGGTTAGGTTGTTCTTAGTAAGCATCGGCATTGGGTCGTAAGTCATTACGCCTAGCTTCATTAGCTTCTCCGACTGCTCGACGGCAGCGGGATCGGCAGGGACGAGTCGATACTTCATCTCGCCTACGGAGCCTTCCTGACTGACACCTTGCCAGTTGAGTGCAATAGTGGTTAGCTCCCCGACGCGAGTGAGTAGGTTATAGCATCGCTCGGCCCCGCCGAAGTTTGGAGGGATGATGTTGAACGGTGTTAGCGCGACGATCTTCATTTGTTGTCCGTTGAGTAGAACCCAGAGCCTTTGAAGCCGACCTGCGGAGATCCGAAGTCTCTTTTCATCTCTGCCTGGCACTTAGCGCAGGTTGGGATGTATAGCTTTTCATGTATTCCTGTAATCAGGGTTGCACTTGTCTCGCAGGTGCTGCACTTGTAGTCGTAGGTTGGCATCAGAACCTCATTACTTGGCCGTGAAAGTGTTGCCCCTTTTGTAGCTCAAAGCAGGTAATGGCCGTCTGAGAATCTTCGCCCGCCGTGCGTCGGAACCAATCGCTTCCGGCGTCGCTTGTACTGGTCTGAATCCACCATCTTGATCCGCCATTGTGACTTTGTCCGAGTTCTTGGTAGCGACCATGATGAAAATGACCGGTCACCAAAATAGAAGCTCCTGAAACCGATGTCTGATTGCCGAAGGTTTGTTGCCTCCACCAAGTAGGAATGTTCTCTGGCCGACGAGCTTGATGTCCGTGAACCGCTGCTAGGTGATGAAACCCATCTTCAAACACGTCGATTGTAAACGCTTCGTCGTGTGGCTCTGGCACGTAGAACTGTACGTCAAGCCCAACTTCAGTAGCCAGACGCTTTAACTGCTGGAGAATGACGATTCCCCAATCATCGACTCCAGGTCGTCCGACTTGCTGGCCGTTGAATCGGTTTTGGCAGTGATTGGAGGCTACTGATCCCATCTTGACCGGTGCGTACTTACTAGCCATCTTGAGTAAAGTCCAGAGCAGCGACGCGGCTGCGTCCGTTTGCTGCATCGGCGATAAATCATTTCCTTCGAGCTGGCTGTATTGAGCGCTGCTGGAGAACGATTCGATAATGTCCCCGATGTCCAGTATCAGAATTAGGTCGTATTTATTAGCTTTAAGATGCGCCTCTATCCCCTCATAAGACTTGAGTACGCGCTCAAACGTTTCTTTAGTTCCGCCTCGACTTCCGGTCTTGCCTATTTGGAAGTCTGCTGGGCAGATGACGAATGCTCTATCAGTCTTAGCGATTGGCTTGCGAGGTTTAGCCTTGATTGTTTTCTTGGCCTCCGCAAATAAAGTCGGCAAATCAATAGTGGCGTTTCTGCGCCGAAACGTGAACCGATACGAGGTAAGCCACTCTCCGCCTTCGCGTTGCTGCCAACGTGAGGTTCTGACCGGAGGGATGATGTCGATTTCCTCTGGATTCAACCCTGCGTCAATCAGGAACTCGTCAAAGTTCTGCGGCTCGGTTTCGTAGCCTGGCGTTGTCGCCGTGCCTTCAGTGCCGTCGAACTCGACACCTGGACGGAAGTTAGCCGGTGCAGTCACCTTCGGTGCTGGCTTAAGGTTTTCTAGCATCTAATCAAGCCTACTTGCACGGGCACTCGCGCCGTCTATGGCGCAGGATTGTCGTGTCGCTTACGGAGACGCCTCGCTCGCGTAGTTGCCGTGAAAGTGCTTTAGCGGGCCAGGTAAGGTCAGAGGTCGCTGCCAGAAGGACTTTGCGGTCGTCTGGCTCTAGCGATTCTGCAATGTCGGCTACCTTGCAGTAACCGTTATTCGGTGATGGCTTGCTCAGTCCTTCTAACATGACTCCCCTTAGATTGTGATGTCGTTTTCGTCCGCAATCAATGTTTGCACGATTTGGATTAGGTGCGGATTGTTTCCCGCTCCGAGTGTCGCTTTGGCTGAGATGTAACGGGCCAAGTCTTTTCGGATGTTGTCGAAGTCGTTAGACCAGATGAGGTTGTCATCGTCGAGTAGTCCGGCCGCTTGTTTGAAATCGGCGTACAGCTGATCGTTAGTCCTCTTGAGTATAGATTTTCGCATAATGCCCCTGGTCGTATTCGTCGATGTAGTCGTTTAGGTCATCGAGATAGACATAGTCGCCGTTGTCTCTGTTCATGCTGGCTTCTTTGGCTAGTCGAAGTATGGCAAGGCGTTCGTCTTTCCTGCCTTGCTGGTAGCTGATTATGCTACTGCGTGCGATTAGGTCGTTTAGATCACTCACTTTATTTTCCCTTCAATAATGTCAATTACTATTTCGATGGTTGCAGCTAGGCCCCATTCACCGGTGTCCATAAGCTCTTTATGCTTTGCCTTTAGCCAGTCAATAACTGTTTCCTGTTGTAGATCACTCACTTTTGCTCCTGTCTAAGAACGTCTTTGATTCTGCCCCAAGCATGAGTCTGAATCACCTGTGGATGCTGCTTGTCTGTATTTCTGGCTAAGACCATAAGTGTCTTTGCTGTTTGCTCATTCCTGAGTGCTTTGATGATGCGTTCACGCTCGACTTGACGACCTTCATCGTAAGCATCACGAACTGCTTTGGTTACCAACCTCTGAATCTGCTGGCCTGGTAGTAGCTCACTCATCATCCACCTCGTCTAAGTGTCGAATCGGATCGAGCGGAACGTTGATGCCTAAGTCACGCTCGTGCTTTAGGTGATTGTTAAGGTCGCGGATTCGGTTTATGCGGAAGCCTGACCAGCGACGATCGTCAGTCTCGACTATCGGTGCTGCAATCAAGCCCATTTCCTTGAACCGCTCTACGGCTTTAGGTGACCGGTTGAGTTGCTTTACTTGGTACTGGATGCCGAGCTTGTCAAACTCGCGCTTAGTCTGGTTGCACTGCATGCAGTTCGGCAGCTCCCAGACGGTTATCTTCATCATAGGAACATCGCTCCGGTCTGCTCTTTGATTTCCTTTCGCGCATCCTTGAGGATGTCTACGGCCTTCTCGTAACCTAGTTTTTGTGTCTTGGTTAGATCCTGGCGTTCACGCTTTAGCTCGACGTTGAACGAGATTTTGCGTGTTGCGAAGGTTGCGCCTTCACGAATGCCCATCTGAAATGCCTCGTCCATTTCATACTTGAACACCTTGTCTGCGATTTGATACTTGATCTCTCGCCATACTTCTCTAAGCGTCATTCTCTCCCCTTAGTTCTTTCGATGCCCACCGGAGCACCTCGGCTGCGATGGTGTCACCTTCGTTGTGTTTGGCGTTGCTCATCTCGTCGATCATCTCTACGGCTGCGTTGAACCCGAGGCCGTAAGTCTGAAAGCCAAGCCTGTCCATAATTGGTGCGATGTCCTTGCGGAAGTTCTCAAACGATTCCTCGATGGTCACGATACAAACTCCGATGCGATTAGGACTGCTTGCCTGCGAGCTGAGCGACCGGTACGGCGCTCGCCAGAATCAACTATCAGGCCCTTGCGCTTCAGTGCGGACGGTCTGGCAGTGATTGAGGAATAGCTGTAAGCCTCAAACTTGCGTAGAAGCTCGTCTTGCGTCATTCCCTTGCGTTTGCTCTGCCGGATAGCGTTGAGCACCATGCGCTCTAGCTTTGGCAGTTCGATGGATTGTGCTGCTTCGATTGAGGTGTCGGAAGCACCTCGCCTAAATAGTGGCATTGTTATCCCCTTCCGAGTATTAGGTCAGCGAATAGAAATGGGAGACCGTGAATCACGATCAGCACGCCGTAACTTACGAGTGCTAGTAGTAGATAGCCGATTGGCCGGCGAATTGAATACCAGATTCTCATCTTGATGCTTCAGGTGAGCGCCTAAGCGTCCACCCCCTCCTTTGTGATTCCGGCTACATGGTGTG